AACGCAGACCCACGTAGTTTTCATTCAATTCCAAAGTGAAATGGAGAACGTTCTTGCCTTGCTTCATGGCTTCAGCACCAATCTTGCTGAGAACCCACGATTTACCACTGCCCGCACACGCTGTGATAATGCCAAGTTCACCCGGCCCAAGTCCACCATCCATCAAGTTATCAATAACTTCCCAATTAGTTTTGATTGCGTTACGAGCCATAACAGACATGCGCTTATCAACATCTTCATCATAAGCATGTCCCAGATTACGCTCCATACCAGCCTTCAAAGCTTCGTCAACTTTGCTCTTGATCTTTTCATATTCACCCGTGACAAGCAAATCCATACTTTCGCTGATTGCCATTTTGAGCTTCTGATTCTTACAGAATTCAAGGAATTGCTCTTTGATGAATGTAAGATCACCATCATTCATCTTCATATAAACAACTTTGAGGTTGTTGACAATGCTTTGCTTCAACACATCATTTGTCAAGGTATCCATTTTTACCTTGAAAACATTCAGTGTTGGTAGATCGCGGTATTCGTTGAAATACTTAATACTCTCTTTCACAATCCACTTGTGTGCATCGGTTTCAAAAAAGTCTGGTTCAACGAGGTCTGCTAGACGTTCAATAAATGGTCGGTCACTGACTAAGCCGGAGATGCATTTGATCTGGAATTCATTTCCAAATTTCTTTAAGTTATCGATGATGTGCGTATCGTTCATTTTCTTTGTTTTTGTTCTTGTGTTACCGTATGTTAGTTACTGTACACCACAGGCTTGCTGTGTGCAACGTATATGAAGTTTGAATTTACAATTTACAATTACAGCACGAAGCTGTTAACCTTGCCCCACGTCTCGCTGAGCCAGACGTTGTAATTCGGTAGGTTATTCCACATTTTATCCTCATTGATCAATTTACTGAATGCCAGTTTGTTGATGCGAGGTGTGGGTTTTTGCATGATCTCTTCGATGCGAAGTTGTGTGAAACTTTGAATTTGAGTATCTTTCAACTGCATCAATTCATAGTTACGTTCCATCGTGAGTTTGTTTTCCAATACTCGCTCGTAGAGTTTGTATTTACCTTTATTATTCTCTGCGTAGTTGTAGATTTCCTGCAAAGAAGTGACTCGTTCGTCAGCAAGAAACGGGAATGCTTGTAGAATTCGCTTGGCTCCCGCTCCTTCAATACCCGGAATATTGTCGCTGGCATCACCTTCCATTACTCTGTAATATATGAAGTTGCCGCAACTAATTCCATACTCGTCCACAATTTCCTTGCAGCCGAAAAGCTTTTTCTTGGTAGGACTCCACAATTTCACCTTGTCACTTGCCAGTTGCAAGAAATCCTTGTCGGATGACATAATGAATACATTGCTGTCCTTGAATGTTTGTTCTGATAGATACGCAATGGTATCATCGGCTTCAATATTATCGATTGCCATTGTGGTCAACGGCAAAACCTCCAAATAATTGATCAACCGCAAAAGTTCCAATCTGATGTTTTTCTGTTCAATGTCAGAACTGGTCATTTCATCATATGTTCTGTTGAACCGAATACGAGTCTTACGACCCTTTTTGTAGTCTGGATAAATCTTGCGACGTTTTTGCGAGCCACCGTTGCCATCAAACACAACAATGACTCTTGTTGGATTAAGCAACTTAATTGCGTAACCCACACTTTTTAGAAAACCTGCGATCCCGCCGGTATGCAAACCGTCAGCATTCATCGACGGAATTGCCATGAAAGATCGAATAAAAGTATTCAAGCCATCAATCAGCAGAACATCGGAGTTAACGGTTTTTTGAAGTCCGTTAACTCCGATCTCTTCCTTGACGTTCTCAAACAAAGAGAACAATCGTTTTTTTTCATTGGAAGTGAAACCGCTCATGATGGTTTACGGTTCTTCTAATCCCGACACATCGTCAGTTGACAATTCAACATCTTCAACAATCTTGCTGTTTGGATCTTTGTATTTCATAATAACAGCATCACAAATCTTCAAGTAGACTTCTTCCTTGAGAGCGTTGTCGTTTCGCAGTGTTGATATGAAATCTTTTGCTTGAAACTTCCAATCTGTGCCATCATTTTTAACATACGTGTAATACGCACCACCTTGCTTGAGAATATTATTATCCTTTAGCACTTTTATCCAACTGCTATAATCTGCAATTCCGCTATCAAAATAGATATCGAAATTTGTGATTCTCTGTGGTGGACCCATTCTGTTTTTTACAACCACAGCTTTGCACTCATTTCCAATGACTTCATCACCTTTTTTGAGTTTGCCTGCATTGTTCAACCGAACACGAACGCTACAGTGATACGCAAGAGCTTTACCACCACTTACTATATACGGATCACTAAACGCCATTGCTTTCAAGTTCTGCCGTAGTTGATTGGTGTACACAATAAGTACTTTCTGTTTACCAAGCATGGTTGTAATCTTGCGCATCGCCTTACTAATAATGATGCTCTTACCCGTTGCATAACCATCCTTGCCGTGCTCACTTTCTTGTTCTGCCTTGGTTGATGCTGCTGCCACAGAGTCAACAATGATTGTAAGAATACGATCCTTGTTGCTTTTTCTGACAATTGCAATCATACGCTCCATCTGATCAAAAATATCTTCAACGGTTTCACATTGAACATACAATAACTTAGATAGATCAACACCCAAACTCTTCCAGAAATCGGGAGCGGCTGCATTTTCGGTATCAATAACTACCGCAAGTCCTTTCTTTTTTTGCGTATCGGCAACAACGTGTGCTGCCAACAAAGATTTTCCTGTTCCTTCGAGTCCGTTGAATTCCACCATTTTTCCCACCGGTAAACCACCATGTGGTCGATTACTAATAGCAAGATCCAACATAGATGAACCAGTACTGATCCAATCCGTAACATCTGCTGGACTATCTTGTTCGTCCAACCTGTACGCAATCTTTCCACCATCTTTATTGGCTTTGTTAAGCTCACTTTGAAGCAGATCAATTAGGTCGTCTTTATCGGAAGACGCTCCGCCGTTGTTTGATTTTTTTGCCATAACTATATGTAGACAGCTGGCGGAGCATAAAAACTCCGCCAGCTATTTTTATTTGGATTTAGGAGTTGAACAAATCATCAAATGCCTTTTCTACGTCAGTAGAAGCACCGGCCTTTGACTTTGCTGCACTTGGGGATGCAGTCTTAGGAACAGTGACCGGAGCAGATGGCTTGACTGTTGGCTTGACCGTTGCCACTGGTGCAACATCAACATCAACATCATCATCGGCTACAACCACAGGCACAGCTTCGGTTTCACCGGTCTCAGGGTTCAGCCACTTGTCCATAACATCCTTGAGTTCATCATAGCTCAACTCTGGGAACAAGTCCAAGATGTTGGTCTGATTCTTGAGGCTTTCCACCAACTCAGCCTTTGACGGATCAACTGCTGTGGTTGATGTACCACGGGGACGAATAGTAGTGATTGGGAAACTCTTACCAGACTCTTCTGCCGTCTTGAATTCAACTGTGATGTCCCGGCCGTTTGCCACGTCAGTAATATCACCAAATTCACCGTCGAGGATCAGCGCACCAATTTCTTGGTAAACTTGCTTTCCGAATCCCCAGAACTTCACACCTTCGCTCTCTTCACCACGAACGATGATGGGAGCAAATGTGCGCATCTTGGGTTCCATCTTACGACCCATCAACCAATCTTCCTTCGATCCCGTCTTCTTCAAACGGTTTGCAAATTCAACAATAGGATCTGGACGACCAAAACTATCGGGACTCAAATAAGTCTTGCCATTGATGTTATAATGGAACTTGAGTTCGATGAATGGATTTTCGGGATTGTATTTGTAGGGAACGATACGAACAACTTGCTTACCTGGCTTTGGTTTCCAAATAAGATCAGACTTCTTGTTGGTATTTTGGCTTGAAAGTGAGTTCAAGCGACTCTTCAATTGTGCAATATTTAATGCCATAATTAGTTAATTAGTTTACTGGTTAATTAGTTAAGTGTCCAAGCTCACTCAAGCTCGGAAGTGTAACTAACTTGATACACTCTACACCTAAGTAGCTGTGCGGTCAAGCTATAAATAAGTATCAAATGGGCAGTATAGAAAACAGTCGCAACGATACTATTTTCACACCAGGATCTGAAGTCAGTATAATACTGTTTTTATATAAATCCCAATTTAATTGGTAACTCTTATCAAACACACCATTGTTCTCATCCTCAATCAACCTATTCATGGCGTTGAGAGTGTACAACGTATTGGTTTGCTTTTTTCTGTGAACACTGATGGTGTTGGGGTATTTGACTTTGCTATCTGGATTTTTGACCACGTTGAACGTCAAATAAATTTCTCGTATATTTTTTTCATTGACAAACAAAAACATTTTCTTGTCGGGCAGTTCATACACCCCGGCGATTGCTTTGACAACATCAAGGTATTTATCACTGGTCGAAAATGTGCAAAGAAGTTGTTTTTGAGGAATCATACTTGTGAAATTACATCTGGCTCAGAAACCGATGACGATGATGTTGGCATTAGATTGTTCCAAGTGCCAGTTGCCTCACTTTCGATACCCAC